TCCTCTTTAATCATCTCGTTGGACATGTCCCGCAAGTTCTCCAGGCCTAGTGACAGCGCACCGTCATAAGCTGCTGCGATAACGAAGCCACGGTGTAGTAGCGGTGATACACCTGGTTCTTTCGTAGTGTCTGTAGCGGCGAAGTAGCTGGCTGTTCGTTGGAAGTAGAACTTCAATCCTGCACTCACACTGGTAGCTGGTTCTGGGTATAGACGAATGATGTTATCGGCAATCTTGTCATACTGGTTAGGTAGTCCTGCTGTACTCTGGTACTCATCTAACGCTTCCTTGATGTTGGTCTGGTCAATCAGTTCTAACTCACGGTATGAGCCGTCTGGGTCTAGTATGTCAATACGAGTTAGGTTCAAGATGTTGTTACCTTGCTCGTCAGTCAGGAATGAGTAGTCGGACTGTGAGGCTGTGAGGTCAGTGGTTCCGATAGGTAGCTTAGTGTGGTTGGTGTCATCCCACTGGAAGTTACGGTCTGCTGAGATAGCATAACCAGTCACAGTGTCCAAGTAGTTGTTGACTGAGTTTACAATCCGATAAGTTGGGTACTGGGTAGCGTCAACACGCATCATCTGACGCGCTTGTTCTACTATTCCTGTGTTGTTTGTGTTATCCGAGAAGACCATGTTGTGTGTTTAATAATTATTTAATTACTGTAGTCACCCACCCATCGAGTGAGTGAGTGTAACAGTCGTTAAGCTGTTGTCGTTACTGGAGTCCATGTTCCTGCTGCGTCTGTAGCGATGTACAGTCGAGTAGAAGATGATGAACCATCTGTTCGTACATAGAGTGAACCTTTAGGGTCTGATGCACTAGGTGCGCCAGCTCCTGTAGTTACCTTAATACCTCCTAGTGTAACGTTTTCAAATGAAGGATTTAATCCGTTTGCTACTGCCATATGTGTTTCGTGTTACTCATTAGTGAGAGGGTTTAAGGCTGAACGCTGGTGGGAACATTCAACCCTAAAACCTCCCACCAAGTGAGAGGTTAATAAGTGCTATGCGAGTGTGATGTCGATAACTAGAGTAACTTTTGGTGCCCATAGTTTGAATCCTACGTAACCATAAGTTGCTACTTCCATTCCAGTTTTACCTGAAACCATCTTTTCTTCTGTCTTTGTTCCTCCTGGTAGAGCTACTGTAGCCATGTTCTTGACTCCAGCAACTCGGTGTCCTGCGTTAGTCCAAGTCTTTGTTCCAACTGTAGCGTCGGTGAAAGTACCAGTTCGTACAACGTAGATGTCTACTCCCATCCACTGTCCAACTCGTCCGTTGTTTAGAACGTTGTCAGCGAAAGTGAATCCGTTAGTTGCACCAGCTTGGTATAGACCAACCATGTCAGTGTTTTCAAGTACTACGAACTTTCCGTTGTATGAATCTGAGAAACCGTCAACTTGTGAGTTGATGTTAGCGAAGATTTCATTAACGTTAGCTGCTGTAGCGAAGCCTCCTGCTGGAGTAGTGTATGTTCCTGTTCCGTCTTCACAAAGGTTGTTAAGTACAAACTCGTCAATCTTTTTAGCAACATTGAAAGCCATTTGCTCTGTTCGTGCTGCGAATAGGTCGAATTGTGTAAGTGACTCTTGGAAGTCGTGGATGTGTTCACCTACGATGAACTCGTCAGTTACAGTCAATACGTCATCAGTTGTAGTGAAGTCAGCTGGACTGTATGTTCCTGCAAGAGCTTGTACAACAACTGTTGGAGTTGAGCTGTAAGGAGATTGGATTCGTAGGTTGTTTGATCGGTCAACTGAAGTGATAGCTTCAGAAACCATAGCTCCTCGTAGAAGGGTATCTAGAGTAGCTGATCGGTATTTGTCACGATATACTCGTGCGGCGATAGTGTTAGCCATTTTAAGGGTTAGATTAAGTTAATATAACCCACCAGTAGCTACTTCTTACCAATTCGCATCCTCGCTAGTTTTGCAATATCTGCTTCCGATGATGGCATGATACCCTTTTTGGCATCTGACATAAGTCGTTCATCTGATACTGTTCCACTTGATCGTCGCCCTGTGCCTGTGTTCACAGCCATAGCTGACTTTCGGATTTGTGCGTTCTCAGCAAGAGTAGCTTTTATGACGGTTGACTCTAGTGCTTTGGCAATGGAAATTCCTTTGCGGTCTGCATAGTCTAGAATCTCGTCTAAGTCCTCTTGGGTGTCAATGTCAGCATTGAAGATAGCTTTCTGGTCAAAGATAGATAGTTTCCCATCTGTCCTTGGTGCTGCTGCCTTCTCTGCTTTCGGTTTTTGCTTTGCTTTGATGATTGCTGCCTCTGCTTTCTTAGCGCGAGCTTCCCAATCAACTTCTTCTTCAGTCGTTTCATCTTCTGATTCGTCGTTTGATTCGTCAGTAGTTTCTTCAACTTCTTCTTCTGGAGTTTCAGTAGTCTCCTCTACAGTTTCTTCGTCGTAATTATCCATACGCTTGGGTTATTTTAGTGAAGGCATTTTTATCTTCCGCCTACTCGGAACTTACTAATATTATACCACGTTTACTTACTACTGTTCTTCTTCGCTGCCTCCATTGCTGCTTCCAGTTCTTTCTCTGTTTGTTCAGCGATAACTTGTAGTGAACGAAGTCCACCCTCTAGGTGATTAAGCATAGTTTGGTGTGACGCTACAGCTAGTACTCGGCCTTCAGCGTCTAATCCTTTAAGGTCTAGTCCAGCCCATGAGTCACGATAAAAGCCCACTGGTGTTTCTGATTCACCTGTCTGTAGGAGAATCTTCCGTAAAGTGATAAGACCTTGTTCGTTGTCTTTGAATGTAGCTTTAATCCAAGCTAGCTCGTTGTCATCTAATCGTCGAAATTTCTTTTCCACCATAGTGATTTATTTTTTAGCTTTCTTAGTAACTGACTTCTTGATTGCTTCTAGCTCTATATCGTTTTCGTCAGGTATTTCTTGTGGTTCTTCTTCCACCTTTAGACCGTAACGAGCGAATAGGGCTTCTTTCTTTGCTGCGTACTTCGTCGGGTTTTGCTTCTTGTATGCGGCAATAGCTTCTAGCGCTGCTGCTTTGTCTTCCTTTGAGATTGGTGTGTATTCAATACGTGCCATAATCTTGTTTTTAATTGTTTGTAATAATTTCATAATTGGTTCCACCCCACCATATTATTCTAGTTGAGGTGTACCTGGTGCTTCTGGTGCAATTGGGGCAGAGGCTCCCATTGATGCTCCTTGTGGTGCTGGTGCTTGTTGAGTAGTAGTCAACTCCATTGGTGAGAAAATGTCTGTCTCCTCTAGGATTTTAGCGAGTACAAGTCGTGCGTTCTCGATGTCTCCTAGCTGTGCAAGTTTACCTAGTGTGTCGTTGAGGTTAGATAGGATTGCTTGCTTATCTGATTGTTCGTTTGTGACTTCAATCTCTACGTCCCATTCAAAGCCGTCAAAGATTTCTTTCCATGTCTTTTCTGATAGTTCATCAGGTGCAAAGTATCGGTTGTCACCTAGTGACTTCATCTCACCTGCTACCTCTCGTTCTCCTTGGGCTGGGTTGTATGGCGCTGGTACTTGTGACATGTCGTCAGTCTCCAGAGCCTTGATAACTTTCTCTACTGCCATTTCATTGAATCGACGCTTTGCTTCGTTTGGGATATACAGTGAGTCAATCTGCTTGATACTCATGTTGTCGAGTGTCGCTACGATCTCTTCCTTGGTATCTAGTTGCTTCTTGATGTTCGGGATAACAAACTCTCGCCAGATTTCTTCTAAGGCTAGTCCCTTGTTTTCTGCCATTAGCTCGAATAGTGACAGTCCTTGAGCTGTGGTGATTTGTACTGTTCCTAAGGCTGTTCCAGATGGAGGTGTAACTCCTCGTGCTGCGTCTGGTGTGGATACAATGTCATTACCTTGGTTCTGCCAGTCAACTTTACTGTTCTGTAGTGAGCCGATGTCATGTGATGTGTTGGCGAGCTGAGTCAGAGGTTGGTTTACTTCATGGTACAAGATAGTACCGTTATCCAAGTCGCCTGTGTTCTTCCCTTGGTACGCTGGGTCAGAGGTTTGGAATACCATCTTAGATGCCAACTCTAGGTGATCCTTGATAGCTTTCTCGTTATGGTTCACCATCCACTGTGCTTCAAATAGGTGTTCAACTGCACCGATAGACATTACGCGACCATCTTGCTTGATGAGGTGAGCGATGTGGTATGGGTTCTTCTCTTGCCCTTTGTATAGTGTGAAGTCTAGGTAGTCACCGTCCTCTGTAGTATCAAACGCACAGATATGTACTTGCTGTACGTAGATTTCTTCATCTGCTTCGTTCTCAGTCAGGAGTGACTTCGGTAGTTCACCGTGAAGTTCGTATACCTCGATGTAGTCTGACTTGTTATCTGACTTGTCGCCACCGATAGTCTCTCTGGCTTTCTTAGCATGTTCAATCAGCGACTCCACTTGGTCAGCTTCGAATAGTTTGTTCTTACGTAGTTGAGCTGGTGTCCAGTAGTGCTTCTCGATTACTGGATTACCGTCAAAGTCGATAGCATCTACAATGAGACGATTCCATGGTACAACCTTAGCTACTAGCTTGCCGTCTTGTTCTACGAACTTAGACACGGCTGAACCGTAACGAGCCATAGCCAGTCCCCAGTCATTCAACCAGACACCAAAGTTAGCTTTACGCATCCACTCCTTGCTCTTGGCGTTGGCGAGCATCGCTGTGGTGTGTGATGATGACTTGGTTGACTTGATACGAATGTTAGATCGGTCAATGTCAGTTGCTCGATACCAGACGTTAGATGCAGCGGTGACGATATTGAAGAACGGCTTGTCCCGACCTAATGAGTCTTTCTCACCAGATACGTGCTTACTGTTGAGGTAGGCTTCAATCTTATCGATGTTTTCTTTAGGTGAGAAACTGACATGCTCACTGATTTGGGTATCAGAGTTAATGTAGTCTTGTTCCTGTTTTCGTACTATGTCGAGTGCTGTGTGCATGTGTATTGAAGTTGTCCACCAACGTCATTTAATAAAAGAATTAGTTTGTCTAAATTATACCATGATTATCTGGTATCGTTCATGTGTTTAAAGCTCTGCCCTTTTAGGAACTGTTGAGCTGTTTGTGCCGCTCTCTCTGCCCGTTGCTCTGACTGATGAGGGGATAGTCTAGCTGTTATCTCGAAGTACATCCGCATTATCCATGTGTCACTATCATCTGGAGACCGACCAAGCATCTCCTTTACATCTTCTTTGGGTGTAGCGAATCTCTTACCATCACCTTTACTGGCGTCTTGGTAGTATGGCAACTCTTGTAGTATGACCTCCTTGCCCTGTCCTTCCACTTCACTTGCAATCTTATGGTTGTTCACTAAGTCAGCCAAGGTGAAGATGCACTGTGAGCGCAGGTTTCTATAGTCACTGGTTAAGGGTGCTTCCTTGGTGTAGTGAACGTGAGGTAGTGAAACTATACTCTGGTCAGTCTTGATTGCAGCGAATGATGACTTGTAGCCTATGATGCCGTCTAAGAGTGGGTCATGTGGTAAATGCTCTCCAACACCAATAGCGTCCACTAAAACGTGTGAGAATGGAATTTTGTGGCTCTGAGCCTCCTCTCTAATCTTCATCTTGATACCCTCACTGTTCAATCGCTCATACCCGACCCGCTTGTATTCAACCAAACCTTCCCAATAAGAAAACACAGTTCGGTCAGAACCATCACCGGCAATGTCTACTATCAAATACTTACTAGTTCCTCTATCTATTGAGTTACTGAATACATCAACCAGCGCAGAGTAGTTGAATAGTGCGCCTTGGTCTTCGACATATTCAGCTAGATACTCTTGCTTGAATGTGTCGTATGCTAGTTCTGCTTTAGCTTTATCTATCTCACTGTCTAAAACGTGTGGGTTGTCGTAGCTGGTGAAATGAAACGTGCGGTAGTCGCTATCTTTCTCAGCAAACTTCTCTAGCCGTTGCAAGTTACGACTGTCACTCTTTGGTGTACCAATGAACGTAGCACTACCAGCGGTGTCAGTGAGTGCTGGTCTGAAAATCTCTTGCCACGATATAAAGAAGTCACGTAGTGTGTCCAACTCATCGAAGACAACATGGTGGAAGCGCATACCACGATAGTTCTCTCGGTTCTCCCAGCCACCGATGTAAATAGTTGATGTGCCACCCTCTGCTGTAGGTACTCTAATCTCTAAGCGTGCCTCATTGAACTTAGCGTCTATGGGTGACAACCTCCGCTTGAAGTCTTCCCAGACAATAGCCCTGGCTTGCTTTTGTGTAGGTGCTAGATACAGCACGTTGCGGTCATTCTTACTGACAGCACGAAAACTACAGTCCTCGATGTTGAACGCAGTCTTACCACCTCTACGTCCTGCCCTGATGACTTTGAACCGAGATGGTGAGTAGCCTATCTCTTTTTGTTTATCGTGTAATTGCATATTGCCATTCAAAACCCAGATGTCTCTTCCTCTTTCCTTTACAGCAAGACGAGATGTGACTTATATTAAATCCTTTTCTACCTGCACAAGACATACTGTCCCAAACACGCACCACCCCTCCATCTTTTATCTGCTCAACGGGAATTGAATGTATATTTGTTTTACCAAACTTACCCAACCAATGTTTAGGGTTATCTGTTTGAAAGTATCCAGTCCTACCGAGTGTCCTGTAAGCATGTAGGACATTATCGCTCTGAGTACACCACTCTAGGTTTGATAGTCTATTGTCATCCTTAATACCATTCTTGTGATTTATCACTGGGAGTTTATCTGGGTTAGAGATAAACGTCATAGCTAATAACCTATGTAACTTAAAGCTTTTTTTTTCTTTATCTCTACAAAGGTCAACATGAATATACCCTGATGAATGTTTATGGGGGGTTATCTTTTTAAATCTACTGAAAACCTCTCCTTTCTCATTTATCCAGTGACTTCCACTATAGCCTGGTATTTCCTTTCTCATATCTATCCACCTTTTAGAGCGCTATCAAATATTATCTTTAAACTTTCTCCGTCTACTCCTGAGATTTCTGAGCGCTGAGTAGCCTTACCAAACAGTTGGTCGAATAAGAACTTAATCATATCTTTATCTGGCTTGCTCTCTCCATCCCCAAAGGCAAGCATCTTAGCTTCCATGATTAGTTGATCTCTTTCGTCACCGTTAAAAAAGTCAGTGACACGTAGTTTATTAGTTGTTCCCTTTGGTCGCCCATTAGGATTGTTGGTTTTGTTTTTTACAGTATTAGCCATGATATATAATCTATGTCAATATTGTACCACATAGTATGCCGCTACCGAGGATCTGCCCCTCGTGTGTGATAGATAAAAAAGAATGGAGTCGTAAAATAGAAACAAAAACTCTATCACTAGTGAGCCTTTCCCGTTATGGGCTGCGTAGGGCGGGTTGCCTACCGAATGTCGTATTGTCAGTACGATAGGCTATGGGTGTATTATACTACTTTGAGTCTAGTGTGTCTATACGTGCTTTGGCAATCTCTATGTACTCTGCTTCCATTTCAATACCGATGAAGTTGTAGCCGTTTTCTTTTGCTGCTACCCCTGTCGAGCCTGAACCCATGAACGGGTCAAGGACTGTTCCACCTTCGGGAGTTACCATCTTGATTAGGTAGGACATGAGGGCGATAGGTTTAACAGTTGGGTGGTTGTTTGCTACTGGTCTATTTCTATCTAAACCTCTTGCTACATCTTGTGTATAACCCTTTGCATTACTCCCACCTGGTCTTAATTCAAGTCCCTCACACCCCTTATTCCTCTCGCTCTTACTTGCCTTTGCTTGGTAGATTATAGATTTGAAGAAACGAGATGCGTTGCCTGAGTCACCACCAATTCCGTCACCATTTCCCTTACCCAGTATTCCGTAAATACCCTCTCTGTTCCCAGTATTCTTATTCCCCGAACCACTCTTCGTCTCAGGAAAACACTCTCTTACTTCTTCACTGTTGTCGTGGATTAGGTTTGCTGGGAAGCGGCCAAGAGTTTGACCATATGTCTGTTCTTGTTTTTGTCCACCAGACATTCTTGGGTCCCACCCATTCTCTGTTGGTTTTCTTCCGTGATTAGTCACAACATCCTCTGTCCCCACCCTACTCTCATCTATATTAATCCCACCTGTTCCATACTTTAAGACGTTCAGGGCTACTGTCTTTTCTGCTAAAGGTTTACGAGCCATACAGATAGGTTCATGTGCTGGTTTAAGAGCAGTTCCCCAGCCTTCCCATTCTGAAGTGCCTTTGGATGTATCAGTCATTCCACCACCATATCCCTTGCCATATACTTTGTTTTTATCATTTGGGATATATGTAGATTTTCCCCTCTCGTTCCCCTGC